ATTATATGTTGAATAGAGAAGAATATGACGATAGTAAAATTATTATCGACTATTCACATTTGGACCCTATGACTCGTGATTTTGAGGAGATTAAAGAAAGATTTATTGAAGGATATAAACCGTATTCTTCTTGGTTTGAAAACATGGCTAAGAAGTTAAAGTTTGACCGTAGAAAGATTTCTCAGGAATTGGAGTGTAACTTCTTAGGTTCGGGGGATAACGTTATTCCACCTGAGACTGTGGAGATGATTAAGGAAAACTACATTCGTGACCCTGAGAATAAGTTCATGGGTGGTGCATTGTGGCAATGGAAAGAGCCAATTGAAGGTCATAAATACATTATGGGTATTGATGTTTCTCGTGGTGATAGCGAGGATTTTACGACCTTTAGTATTGTGGACTTTGACGAGAGAGAACAGGTATTGGAATACTTAGGTAAGATACCACCTGATGTTGCCGCTGAGGTGGCATTTAAATGGGCAACAATGTATAATGCATTTGTGGTTATTGATATTACTGGTGGTATGGGAGTATCAACATCCCGAAAGCTTCAAGAGATGGGTTACCAAAGTCTATATGTTGAAGGTATGAATGCCGCGGATAAGTGGAAGTATAACCCTAAACTACAAGAGAAGATACCTGGACTTAACTTTAACTCTAAAAGGGTTCAGATTGTTGCTGCCTTTGAGGAAGCGTTAAGACACAACTTCCAATTAAGGTCTGTAAGGTGTTTAAATGAACTTAATACGTTTGTTTATATCAATGGTAGACCTGACCACCAAAAGGGTCAACACGATGACCTTATTATGGCCCTTGCAATGGCAATATACGTTGGTGAGAACTCCTTTAGTAGTTTAGAGAAGGTTACAGAACAAACCAAAGCGATGGTAGAAAGTTGGACGGTAAATGAAAATCCCGTTAAAAACCCTGTGGGTAATTTTAACCCAGGTGTTCCAACAATGCCGGCAGACCCTTATGGGAATCAACACAGAATGGGAGGTAATCCGTCAAGAAGTGATTATCAAGACTATTTATGGTTATTCGGGGGTAGAAGATAAATAAAATAGTAAAGTTTAATTATTGAATTAAGTTCTTACTATTTATTAAACAAAGAAAAAAATGGCGGAGAATAATTATACAGTTTGGCAGAGACTTACCAAAGTATTTGGTCCTGATTCATCATTGGACCAGCAAACTCCTGTATATAAGTTTGACAAGAAGGAACTGTTAAAAACCCCTGATAAGCAAGAGTATGAGAGAGAAAAACTTCAAGCTCAACAAACTCTTTATTTGGGTCAACAATGGCAGAAAGTAGAAAATAACTTATATACTCAAGCCGTCTATTATGAACCAACACGTTTGGCCGCGTTCTATGATTATGAGAGTATGGAATATACTCCTGAGATATCTGCGGCGTTGGATATCTATTCTGAGGAATCTACAACGGCAAACGAAGATGGTTACATCCTACAAATTTATTCTGAGAGTAATCGTATTAAGTCGGTATTGGCGGACCTATTCAACAACAGATTGGATATTGACACCAACTTACCGATGTGGACAAGAAACACCTGTAAGTATGGTGATAACTTCGTATACCTGAAGTTAGACCCTGATAAGGGTGTAATGGGTGGTGTTCAAATGCCGAACATTGAAATCGAAAGATTGGAGAGAGGTATGAAGAGTGGTTCTCACAATCAATACAGTTTATCTCACGATGGTGAACAAACTGAGGCGATGAAGTTCACGTGGAAAAACAAAGACATGGAGTTCAACACTTGGGAGATTGCTCACTTTAGATTATTGGGTGATGACAGAAAACTTCCTTACGGAACGTCTATGTTGGAGAAAGCCAGAAGAATTTGGAAACAACTTATTCTTTCTGAAGATGCGATGTTAATCTATAGAACATCGAGAGCACCTGAGAGAAGGGTGTTTAAAGTATTCGTCGGTAACATGGATGACAAAGATGTTGAACCGTATGTACAGCGAGTCGCCAATAAGTTCAAACGTGACCAGGTCGCAGACCCAGCAACGGGTAATGTCGACCTACGTATGAACCAAATGGCTGTTGACCAAGATTACTTTATTCCTGTTCGTGACCCTAACGCTCCGAACCCTATTGATACATTACCAGGTGCACAGAACCTGTCAGAGATTGCGGATATTGAATACATCCAAAAGAAACTATTGACTGCACTTCGTGTTCCTAAGGCATTCTTAGGTTTTGAGGAGGTTACTGGTGAAGGTAAGAACTTGGCGTTACAGGATATTCGTTTTGCAAGAACTATCAACAGAATTCAAAGGTCGATGATTCAGGAATTGAATAAGATTGCAATCATCCACTTATATATCTTAGGTTTTGAGGACGAATTGAATAACTTTACATTAGGATTAACTAACCCATCAACTCAAGCTGACCTTCTCAAGGTAGAACAATGGCAACAGAAAATTCAGTTGTATAGAGATGCGGTATCTGACCCAGGTAATGGTATTCAACCCGTATCGTCATCATGGGCTAAGAAACACATTCTTGGATTCTCTGATGAAGAGATTAAATTGGATATCCAACAACAACGTATTGAGAAAGCTGTTGGTGCTGAACTTGAGAAAACTGCTGAGGTTATCATTCACACAGGTCTGTTTGACAATATTGACAAACTATACGGTGAGAAAGGTAAGGCAGCAGAAGGAGAAGCTGGAAGTGAAGAAGGTGGAGATGACTTTGGAGGTGGCTCTGACTTTGGAAGTGACTTCGGTGGAGGTTCTGACTTTGGTGGTGGCACAGACTTAGGTGGTGACCTTGGAGGTGACTTAGGTGCTGAGACAGCAGGTGAAACTGAGGTCGGTGCAGGTGCCGGTGGAGAGATTACTCCTGAATCGTTGGTTAAGAACAAAGACTTAGATTTAATCTTAGAAGATAGTTCATTATTTGGTAACGACACGACAATAGATTTGTCAAAAGGTCGTCAGTCTTTAGGTGAGATTGAGAAAAAACTGAATGACTTACTAGATTCGTAATATTTATTAAAAAAAAGAAAAATGAATAAGATTGGTATTTTAAAGTCAAAAATTGAAAATAGTCTTACTAAAGCATACGGTAAGGATACGTTCAAACCAATGATGAAAAACTTCAAAGAAAAGGTTTTGAATAAAAAATCTTTGGCCGAAGCATTCTACATTTACGACCAATTGTCAACACCAAAAGGTATGGATATGGACATTGCTCCTGATTACATCATGGAGTCATTCAACGAGTTACAAATCATTATTAAGAAAAATCAAAAAGATATCCAAGAGTTATCTGATTGGGTAGATACTTTGTTAGGTGAATCTACAGATGAATATTCAAATATTGATAAGGTATTATATAACAAAGGAATGAAAAATTTGGAGACCGTTTTGGAGTCAAAAAAAGAAATTAAAAAATTAATCACTTCTCCAAAAATTGAGAAACAAATTTCTGAATCTACAAACATTCCATTATCATCAATGTTGAAGATTGCAACCAATACATTTAACAAAGAATACGGTAGTATTTCGGAATCAGAAAAAATGGAGTTACAGTCATTACTTTCTTTAAGTAAAAAAGAGATTGAAACTGAGATGACTTCTTTAAGAGAATCAGTAATTGAAAAGTTAAAGAATACGTCTAATTCTGAAGACATGGAACTTAGTGATAAAGTTCAACAAACCATTCAAAAGATTAAAGAGAGTCCAAACGACTTAGTAAACTTATATAAGTTAAAACAACTTAACGAGGGATTATAAAATTAAAAAAGGGTTTAGTCTTCTAAACCCTTTCTTTTTTCTACATATTTGGCTTTTGCCATCTTCTTTCTTTTTTTCTGTGACGGCTTTTCGTATTCACGACCTTCCTTTAAGTCCACCAACTGTTTTGTTTGAATGACCTTATAACGATACCTCTTTAGGGCTCGGTCGATATTTTCACCTTTGTTTACTTTTACTATTAACATATATTACTTCAATATAAATAAATATCTCTAAAAAATCAAATTTGACACACAAGGAGTTATTTGCTATTATTAACAGTAAATAAACGAAGTATATGAAAACAATGTATGAAAAAAGGGAAGACTTCAAAATTAGACATTTTTAAAAACGCAAAATGTAATTACGGGACAGTAGATTCCCAAGAATTTAAATCACTTTATATCTCCATTCAATCGTGGGTCCAACCAAAAAAAGAAGCCACAAACTGGGACCGTGTAACGGGGAATATGTGTAGAGAAATAAAACACAATTTATTGGAGTCAGTAGACCCATTAACGTTCGAACAAAAAAATATTGTAGACTTAGATTTACGAAGTAGTGGAATTCAGTTGGGAAAGAGAAGTTTTATGAATTTAGAAATTACACTATTCATTAAAAATCCTGTAGATTTTAAATCACCAATATTAAGACAAAAAATTAAAGATATTTGTAAGTCAGTTTATAATGACGAACTGATGAATTCAGAGTATTTTACTTTCTACAAAACAAAATCGGTGAAAGTTTAATATTTATATTAAAACTTAATCGGTGAAAATCACAATTACAGAATCACAATTAAAAAGATTAAAAAAGGTTATCAATGAGGCTAATACCGTCATTGATGACCTTAATAATCGTATTGACCCCGCCCAATTTATATTTGAAAAGGAATTTACCACTGTGACTTTTAACAAAGTAATGTTGGAAGGAGATATTGAAGATGGGTTAAGTGTTTTGGTATCCATAGACAAGGTTTTATACGAATACTATGGTGAGAAAGACGTGACAGAATTTGCAAACACATGGGCAATAAAAGACATTTATACGGGTGATGACTTACCGTTAGGTACAGATATATCTATTCATATTGCAAATATGATGAATAAAAAATATACAAAGTATCTCGGAGTTAATATTACTGAGTGGGATATCATTATAGAATAATCTCCATTTAAGAGTATTTATAATAAAGAATTATTACTATGAGAGTTTTAGGACCACAAGATACAGGTAAGGGCATTTTAATAGAATGGGACGCAGGATTTATCGACCCAAAAGAAAGAAGGAATGCTGAAGTGATTAAAGAGTCTTATGGACAGTTGGACCATTCAAAGCCATTTGAGTTCTATGCCGTCCTACAAAAATACGATACCCCAAACAGAAACGGTCGTGTATATCCTGAAAAGATTTTACGTAGAGAAGCCGACAGATATCAAGGAGCAATCAAAAAAGGATTGTCCATATCTGAACTTAATCACCCTGAATCATCATTGATTGATTTGGACCGTGTATCTCACCTTATCACAGATATGTGGTGGGAAGGTAATACATTGATGGGTAAGATTAAACTTCTAACCTCACCAGGTTTCCATAAGGAAGGTGTTGTTTCATGTCCAGGTGACCAAGCGGCAAACCTTATGAGACAAGGTGTGACAATGGGGGTATCTTCTCGTGGTGTGGGTTCTTTAGCTAAAAAGGGTGAAAGAAACGAAGTTCAAGAAGATTTTGAACTTATTTGTTTTGACTTGGTATCATCACCATCTACACCAGGTGCGTATCTTTTCTTGAACAAAGACGACAAAATGAAGTATGACGAAAACTTGGAAGAGGAAAAAAGACCACAAAATGAACCACGTTTAGATGGTGGTATGGGTGCATCTATTGACTTAATGAAAAGATTGTCCGATTATTTAGGGTATTAAAAACTAAATAAGTGTCAATTATGGAAGAAAAGTATTTCGTTGCGAAAATCAGTTATGAC